GATTAAGGCTCACTTGGAGGCACTCCAATCTCGTTGTCACTATCTTGACCTGACTATCAACTCCGAGCGTGACAAAATGCTCCGCATCAAGCAGGTTCACCGTGATGCCGATGGTGGTTTGTTTTCTGACTATGACTTTACTCAGGAACAATCCGATGCTATCATTTCGTATATGTGGGACAATCACAACAAATTGCGTGAAGTGTCCTTGCGTATGGCACTGAAGATTGCTGATTTGGTTAAGATTTCTGACAACTGGAAAGAACTTGCTAAGGCAACTTGCATGAAAGAATAACGCCGTGTGAAGGCGGGGGGAGCGGTGAGTACCGAAAGAATTATCTTAGGACGCACCTGCTCTTAAACAACTATGTGAAGTGCCCCCCACTTATTCAAGGAGACTCAGGTCTCCTTTTTTTGCCTGTTTGTTTGCTTTTGTCATACTATAAGTATATAATACTATACATGATGACTGCGATTCCAACAACAAAGGAACAATTAGTTTATTACTTGCTTAATAATATAAGTTTAGGCACGTATGATAAAAGATTTTTGGATAACATTCAAACGTTAAATTTGATTGTTAGTAAGCCACTGACCTCTAACCAAGCCGAACTCTTTGATAAAATTGTACATAGGTATAGTAGGCAGTTGGCTAAGAAGTCAGTCAATTCACATGATATGGTAAATTTGAAATGGGACTTAGCACCTATTCCTAGTTTACCACAATATACTCAAGCGTTTATATCAATAGAGGATGACAAGATAATCATCAAGTGCCCTTATAAAAAAGAATTCATAACAGAACTTAAAAAGATAACCAATTATCATTTTATATGGGACGCAGAGAATAGAACATGGTCAGTTCCACTGTCGGAAAAAACATTAAGGATTGCGGTAGAAACGGTCCATAGTCATTATGAGAAAATGAATTGTTGCGATAAGATTCAGGATGTTCTAAATATACTTGATACATATAGTTCGGCTAAAGTGTGGGACCCTACACTAGTAAAAACTAACGGTAATCTCTATATCGCGGCCGCAAACGAACCATTGATGAATGCGATTAGTGATATAGACCTAGTTATGGATCCTAGTATACTAGTTAGGTTGACTCAATATGGTATTGAGTTTGATGACGATTTACTATTAGAATTTCACAAAACTTTAGGTGGTGATGACTATGCTACTGAGGTGATGAAATTTATTGTTCAACGTGATACTACGATAGAAATATCTGAATTGAACAAATTATTAGACATGCTCACCTTGATGAAATGTGATGCAGTAGTAACATCAGATTGGTTTTCAAAAATAGGAGATGTTGATTCTTTTAAACAAGAACTAGAAGATAAGAACATAAGCCTTATTATCTATGATAAGAGATTAAAATCAAACGAAACGGATTTGTATTCTCTATCAAAGTACAAACTTCCGGTAGCTATAAATGTAGGTATGTGGAATAAAACACTATTGTTACCAATGTTGAACATGGTCGTAAAGACAGTTACATTAGTAAACAGTGCCCCAATAAAAATTAAATAATAAATGAAAGAATGTAAACTTTTAATAAAAGATGAGGTCAACGTAAAACTTGAGGGCTTGGAATTAGGTGATCGTAAAACATTGATGAAAATGTTTGAATACGAAAAGCCCGGAGCACGTTACTTACCTAGTGTCCGTTTAGGTCGTTGGAACGGCAAGATGAGTTACTTCAGTCTTGGTGGTAGTACATATATCAATCTATTGCCCGAAATTCTGCCTTTGCTTGACCAAGCAGGGTATGACATTCAACTAGATGACCAAAGAGAATACAGAACAACCTTTAGTTTCAATAAGGTACATGAACATACGTTCGGTAAATATACATGGCCTAAAGGACATCCTAAAGCAAATGAGGCAATTGAATTACGTGATTATCAGATTGAAGTCATAAACAACTTCTTAGAGAATCCACAATCTATTCAAGAGGTTGCAACAGGTGCAGGCAAAACAATCACAACAGCCGCACTTAGTTATTCAGTGCAAGACTATGGACGAAGCATTGTTATCGTTCCTAATAAGAGCTTGGTTGTACAAACTGAAGAAGATTACATTAACGTAGGCTTAGATGTAGGTGTATACTTTGGTGATAGAAAAGATTACAACAAACAACATACTATTTGTACATGGCAAAGTCTTAACAACTTGTTGAAAGATACACAAGCAGGCGAAGCAGATTTTACTATACAAGATTTCTTAGAAGATGTTGTCTGTGTCATGGTAGACGAAGTACACATGGCAAAAGCAGATGCATTGAAAACATTGCTTACTGGCGTGTTTGCTCAAGTGCCCATTCGTTGGGGTTTGACTGGAACTATTCCTAAAGCAAAGTATGAAGCACAATCATTGTTTGTCAGTCTAGGTCCTGTTATCGGTAAACTATCAGCAAAAGAATTACAAGACAAAGGTGTTCTCGCACAGTGTCACGTTAATATCGTGCAATTAAAAGATGATGTAGAATTCAGTAACTACCAAAGCGAGTTGAAATATCTAACAGAGGATAGTAAACGCCTGGATGCTATTACTAATCTAGTTAAGAATATAAGTGAGAGTGGAAACACACTTATTCTTGTAGATAGGATTGGTGCTGGCAGAGAACTACAAAAAAGATTGAGTGATATATTCAATTCAACAAAAGATGCACCCGACGTAGCATTTGTATCCGGTGAAATGAAACTAACAGAGCGTAAAGAAGAATACGATGAAGTCAAAACAGCAAGTAACAAAATCATTATTGCAACGTATGGGGTTGCCGCAGTTGGCATTAATATTCCTAGGATTTTTAATCTCGTTCTTCTTGAGCCTGGGAAGAGTTTCGTACGGGTTATCCAATCGATTGGTCGTGGTATCCGCAAAGCTGAGGACAAAGATTTTGTACAAATCTGGGACATAACTTCTAGCTGTAAATTTGCCAAACGTCATTTAACACAACGCAAGGCATTTTATAAAGAGGCAAACTACCCGTTTGACCTAGAAAAACTAACATATAAGTGATATAATACATTATGAGAATTTTAACACTGGACAATAGTCCTTACGATCTTACCGAACTACCTGAAGAGGTAGATGATTTGCGTTTTGCTATTTTGGACAACAGTAATCCACAAAACGTTGACTATCACTATATACCTTTGATATTCTTAGAGAGTTTCAATAGTCCTGCATTGGTACTAAAGGTAGGAAACAGAGTGGTAAAGATGCCTGTTGATTGGCAGATACTGATTGGTGAACCTGAAATGGGAGACTTAGAAACACTTCCACTTACTAGTATTAACGACAGAGGCTTCAAAGCGTTTGAGTTCAATCCATTAAGTTCATTCAGACCCAGCTTTCTTGACATTGAGATAGTAGACATATACCATGATGTTACTTGGTATGCACCTAGATTGAAGAACGGACAATTCTTGTGTGTTCCAATAGATGATACAGAAAAACCTAGATGTGTATATTTTGTAAAAGAGATTAGTAGAAACTGTGAGATTGTAGATTACTCCCAAGCATTCTAAATGGCAACTAAAAAACCACCAACACCAAAAGAAGAAAAGTTTGAAAAGCAAGACTTTGACTTGTTTGAAGCACTTGCGGCATTAGATAAAAAAGATTATGGTTATATAGATCGTCTTACCGAAGAACAACAGAAGAAGTTTGTTCCCTTTATGATGACACATTGGATGAGTGCGATTAAAGCTAGTGGTGATCTACAAGGCTATTATGTAATGAGTGTTGAATACAACGCAAACAAACATTTGTTTGATGAAACTGTTATGAAACATCCTAAATTACAATGGCTAATGCTATGTGCGAGTAGTCCTGGATTAGGCAAACAGTTTCATCAATGGATACCTCATTTATCTAGTAAAATCACAAATCTAAAAGAAACGCCTAAAGAAAAAGAAATGCGTGATTACTATACTAAAATTTATCCTAAGGCAAGTGAAGCACACTTATATGCTATAAGCGAAGCATTTGTAACAGAACATAAAAAGAAAGTATATCTCGCAAGTATATATCCAGACTTGAAACAAACTGACATTGAAATTCTAGCACAAATGGTAACTGATGAAGATATCAAACAATACGAAAAAGACAGAGGAAACGGATAAGCCGTTGAAGTATGGTTGTGAGTTTTGTAAGCGTGAGTTTTCACGTGAGTCTACCATTGCCAAACATATTTGTGAATACAAACATCGTTGGCTAGAAAAAGATAAAAGAGGTAGTCAGATAGGATTCCAAGCATGGGTTCAGTTCTACCATAAAAATACTGGTAGCAGAAAACATAACACCTATGAAGAATTCATACGTTCAGCCTACTATACTGCGTTTGTAAAGTTTGGAACGTTTTGTGTAGACATTAACGCATTGAACATCAGTAGATTTACTGATTGGTTGTTAAAGAATCAAATCAAAATTGATACTTGGTGTAGTGACCAAACTTATAATCGTTATCTTATTGAATACTTGAGGCACGAGGATCCTATGGATGCTATTGCCCGAAGTATAGAAACTACGATTGACAAAGCAGAAAAAGAGGGTATAAGAAGTTGCGACTATATCAGATATGGTAACCCAAACAGTATCTGTTACCTAGTAACTTTGGGTAAAATATCACCATGGATGTTGTATCAAAGTGACAGCGGCGTTAAATTCTTAGATACAATAAATCCAGATCATGTTAGAATACTGATTGAGTATATAGACCCCGAACAATGGACATTAAAGTTTAAAAAGAATCCTGATGCAGTCACTCAAGTCAAACAACTTCTCAAACAAGCAGGTTACTAAAGTACGCTTAGATTGGCGTGACGGCAGTAATGACACTCCGGCTTGGAATGAAATATGTGCATGGTGTGTAGAACATTATGGATTACCTGGTGGCAATTTTAAATGGACTCCATATAATGATTATATGGATTTTGACTTCTACAATGAGAAGGATGCAATTCACTTTAGTTTGAGGTGGCTATGAAATTACAAATCAAAGCCCGTATAAGAAAGTATCTTGCTGAACGCAAATTGAAAAAGAGTGGCTATGATTCATGGCGTGTGTATCGCCATAACCGCGACAACGATGTATGCAGGTATGCTGACAAAGTAAGTGACTTTTATTCAGGTTACAAATATGTATATATGTGTATTGATAATCCTAACCACTATACTTATAAATGTGTAGCTGACTATGGGCCAGGTGGGCTTAGATTTGGCTACGAAGATATGCGTGATTGGTGCGAACTTAAATGTAGATTCAAATATCGCATGGACATTAATAGAGTGTTGAGGCAAACTGGTATAGGTATCGATGGTCAAGAGTATCCTGAATGGTATTTTAATGATATTGGTGGTAATGACTATGTTTACTTTGCTTTTCAAAATGAACAAGACTATGTACATTTTATGTTGAGGTGGGGTTAATTATGGATCACTGGCACATGAAAATAACAAACAACTATATAACCGTTGACCGTCAAAAGTTAGATTTATATGAGGTTATTCAATGGACTAAAAAGAACTGTCCACATTACATTACTAATCAATATCACAGAGATGACAATGTTATTACACACGATTTAATTGATTTTTATTTTTTAGATTATCCCGATGCTCGTAAAGATATGGGTTGGTTTATCTTGAGGTGGTCATGACCGATCCGAAACTAATAATTCCTATGCTTAGGAAAGTGTTGCCTGGTATAATAGCACAAGATATTGTGGGCGTCCAGCCTATGAATCTGAATCCTCCCAAGTGGACTATTATCACTGAACATAACGAAATTATACCTAAAGGATATGTAGTTGTAGACGCAAACAGAGAAATCAGTTATTGGATAGAAAAACAAGAATTATATATGTGGAAACATGGTGAACTTAACACCGTGATGACAGGATTCTATGACCGCTATATCATTAGTGAAGAACTATTGTCTTGGTTAACTTTGAGGTGGGCGTGATGTTTATTCACATATACGATTTAAAAAAAGATGTAGATGGTTCCGGTGGCGGGCCATGGCATGTTGCGGCATTTACTGCTCCAAGAAACTATCGTGAGATTGTTGAGTGGTGTAATAAGGTGTTTGGCCCGGGAGGCTATCACGATACACCGCAGTCTAGATGGAAAGATGATATTTTCTACGGTGAAGCATGGTTTAAAAATAAAGAAGACCTTGAGTGGTTTGTGTTGAGGTGGGAATGAGAACTAGTATTTGGTATCGAACGGAAGAAAAGAATCCCGATAAGTCTGGGTATTACCTAAGTTATCGTGGATGGGGCATGGGCGGTAAGGGCGACGGCGACCACGACTACGGCTTTCTTTGGTACGATAAAAAGCGTGATGAGTGGCGTGATTATGAAACGCTGAGTATTGGTGACGGTGCCATTGTTTATTACTGGACAGATGCTAATCCTGACAATTGGACCGACGAAGACCCTCCTAGTGTTCAATTGCGTAAATTAAAAGAAGAACATAATGTAGCATTAGACGATGCATGGAAGAAAGTAGTAGAAGCAATTGACCAGTACAACATGATTAAAGAGTTGATTAGATGAAGTTTGAGTTTAATCAAGGTGTGCCCAGAGAATGTATTAAATGGTTATGGGAAAACGTGGGAGAGGGTAATATCATTCTCTCAACACCGGAATCTAATACTCGCCGCGAAAGACTAGACACCGATGTTTGGTACTATGAGCGTATGATATACGAAATACCCAGTAATGATCCTTCGAAAGATTCTGGATCAAGACATGTCCCTACTATCTTTATAGAAAATGAAGAACATGCTATAATGTTTGCATTGAGATGGTTATGAGCCTAGGACCAGAATGGAAATATCATATTACTATACGCACCCCTAACTGGGAAGATGCACAATATTGGTGCGAACATTATATAGGTGAATTTGATAAAGATTGGTATAAGTTAGGAATAGATCCAGCAGAGTACATAATGTATGGTGAAACTAGAACAACTTGGTATTTTAAACGTGAAGAGGATATTATATTATTTTCGTTGAGGTGGAGTTGATGGAATACTTTTGGTCAGAAGGCGGTAACAATAAACCCTTCTTCATTTATAGATACAAAGTGAAGAAGTGTACCGATGAAATGTACGCATGGGCAGAAAAATATCCCAGTAAAGGACCGTTCAGTCGTTTTCACGTTGAATGGGACACTGAATTTAGATTGGACAAACCGCACTTACACAAAGGATATGACATTATTCAATTTGAATTGAAGGATGCTTACTTAGCATTCCAATACGCATTTGCAGGAGAAATACTTGAAGATATTACTTGGAAAGAACATAGATGATTAAGCGTAAAAGTAAACATGAATTTATAATATCAATGGGTAGTACGTCACTAGTTCCTTATACACCAGAGCAACTACGAGAAGTTCGTGACTGGTGTACCGAAGTGTTTGGTCCCGGTGGACGCAATAGTAAGTACAAATGGCGTTATGGTTGGGTCAATAGAGAAACAGATACCTTCTATTTCCGTAACGAAAAGGATGCGTTGTTCTTTGCGTTGAGGTGGTCATGAGTTATGTGTATATCACACCAGATGATGCTAAACCTGAATTTGGCGCGTGGACTAATCGCAAAGAATGGTGTGAAAAGCATTGCCAAGGAGCATGGAAATACATGCTCCAAGGTAAGTTCGTTTTCTATAACGAAAAAGACTATGTGTTGTTTATGTTGAGGTGGGCATGATTGAAGAAGAAATGGCTGCTACATTAGCCAAAGAAATACAAAAAGAAATTGATGAATCTATCCTCTTAGAACTGTTAGTTGAGGGAGGGTGGACCAAGGTACCGTTTAGTTTTGTTGACATTAAGAAGTTAAATGAAATTTTTAAATGGTGTGAATCAAATGTCAAGAAAAATCAATACAAACTTCTGAGTGGATCATTCGTATTCCGTAAGAAAAAAGATGCAGAGTGGTTTATTCTACGATGGCTATAAATTGGAACAGAAGTATCGGTTGGAATTTAGATAGAGCAACAGTGAAAATAACACAAAGAATATACGACGGATGTGACTGTTATCCATGGCGTAAAACATTTGCAATATGGCCAGTGAAAACAGTCAAGGGTAAATACGTTTGGATGAAATCAATTTATAAACGTAAGTTTTGGGTCGTATGGGGTACAGGATTTCATATGGAACCTGAAGTAGAATATGGTGATATTTTTGACATACTAACCAATGACAATAAGTAAATTGTCAACGAAACACACTATAGACACGTTATATAAGTATACGGAAGATACAAACATGGCCGAACAATATTTAGCAGATGGGTGGAAGCAAATATCTTTGGATATACTTCAATTGAGAAGGTTGCATAATATGATTAGTTGGTGTGAGGGAAATTGCAACAACAAGTTTTTTCAAGCTGACCAATACTTCTTATTTGAGAACCAAAGGGATGCTAATTATTTCACCCTACGATGGCTTTAACAGTAGAACTAGAAGCTAATGCCGCAATAGCGTTAGACAAAGTACATGAGTTACGGTTAAACGGGTTAACTCAAGGTCTCCATTTTGATTTTAAATATGTTCCCCCAGTTGACAACTGGCTACAAAACGAGTATACTAGTGGAAAAGTAGTATTCACATTCTATGATCCTCACTTAGCAACTTTTTACTCATTAAAATGGCTATAACAAATAATAACAGTACAATCATACCCTATACTGGGCATACGGCACATGAAGACCGTAGCGGTGTAGAAACCGATGGTAGAGGTCGCAAACTATATAGAATTGATCTCCGACACCGTAAACTCAATGAAATAGAATACATTAAATGGTGTCGTAGAAACTTGGGTGATCGTGGCGCTACGTGGGACTTTTGGCTGGCTGGCGGAGTACTATACATTGAAGTCTGGGGAGACAAAGCCAAGTTTACATATGAAATGTGGAAAGCATGATATTTGAAATTACACAAACACAAAACGGTTACTATAAAGTAGACTGGAGTAAGTATATCGGTGGCATGGATGTTACTGTAGAACAATTTCCTAAGTTCCTAGAACTAGTCAGTAAACATTTTAAAAGTGAAACTGTTGGACTAGGTGGGAAATCTTGTGTATATAATTTATCACATCAAGTTTTTTCACAGAATGTTGATTGGGATGTTATAAGTCTGAATGTCTATCGTAGATTTAGGGATATGCACGAATATCAAATTCTAGCAATCTATTATCAAACACGTGAAGAAGCTGAGAATTTTAGCAACGACTTAGAACAACGATTGATTATGAAGATACTGAAAGAATAATGGAACTCAATCTTAAAAAATATTGTTATCCTGGTTCTAAGTCAACGTTTTATTCTGTGACTTGGAATCCACATCAAATAGATATTACTAGCACAGAGATTACTGAATGGTGTACTAAAACATTCGGACCACATGGATTCAAAGAAGATGAAGGCAAGATTAGATGGACTAATGACATTGAGTCAGGGTCTATTACTTTTTTGCAAGAGGAAGATTTAACTATGTTTAAGTTACGATGGGAATGACATGGCAAATGATGTAATGATTGACATTGAAAGTTTAGATACACGACCTGATTGTGTTATCTTAACTATCGGTGCGGTACGATTCGATCCTAGAGGTCACGGTGTTGTTGAACGACTAGAACTAAGACCTACTGTTGAGGATCAAACTGAAATTTATAATAGAAGTATTAATGAAGATACATTGCGTTGGTGGAGTGAACAGAGTCCTGAAGCACTTGAAGAAGCATTAGGAGATAGAGGGCGTGAGCCATTTGTAGATTGTATGGAGACCCTTTATAAGTTCTGTTGGAACCGTCGTTGTGTTTGGAGTAACGGTGCACCATTTGATTTGGTCGTTATGGAACATGCCTGGAGACAAACTTCAGACAAACCAAATCCAATACCCTGGCCCTTCTGGAGTATGCGAGACACAAGGACTCTATATGAAATCGCAGGGGTTAAACTACAAAGTGCAGGACACACCACAAGCCATAAAGCAGTAGAAGATGCCGAACGACAAGCAATTGTTGTACAAGAAGCATACAAAAAATTAATGAAAGCTGGATTAGCAATAAAATGAAATTCAATTCAGACGTTGATATTGACTTTGGTGATAGAGATTTGATATTACAACATATCAAGCATATACCTGCGGCAATGCGTAATGTTACTCCTATTCGCAAACATGCTACAGGTGTACATATCACTGAGATTCCATATGATGCTATCAACGACATGGCTAACATTGATTACAATGAGGCAGAGAAACGTGGATATTTCAAACTAGACTTGTTGAATGTTCATGTATACAATCAGGTACGTGATGAAGAACATTTGAAGTATCTTATGCGTGAACCAGATTGGAGTAAACTAAACGATAGTAATTTCGTTGAGAAATTGATACACTTGGGAAATCACTATCAGATACTACAACGTATGCCTGAACCAGTCAATAGTATTCCTAGACTAGCTATGTTCTTAGCAGTTATTCGTCCTGCAAAACGACATTTGATTGGACAGTCTTGGAAAGAAGTCAGCAAAACGATATGGGATAAAGATACAGAAGGTTATAGTTTTAAGAAAAGTCACGCTGTTGCCTACGCACACTTAGTAGTTGTGCATATGAATCTATTATCAGATTCAGGGCATTCTCTTAACTAACGTAATACTCTTTCTTTTGCTTTTACGCTTACCTAGTTCTAGCATACTACAGATAGGTCCATGTAATACTACTAGGCTTTTGTTGTTGAATGTTCTTAAGTAGGGTTTGAACACACCCCATTCTTCCTTAAGAAACATGTTTATCGGGACAAGTCTATTGCTTTCCCACCACCAAACATCACCTAATTCTAAGAACTTTTCCCTAAGTTCGGTGTGGATTATTGAACCATAATCATAAATGGTAGTTACCACATCATCACGGTTTTGTATTATTCCTACATAATCTTGTCCGGCATATGAACATACGGTTATGAATGGGTGGTTTTCAGCAAGTTTTTTAAAGAATCCGTCTTGGAGCATTATTATAGTTCTCGGTTATATTTATACTTTTAGTTTGCCCAATATATTATTTTTCATAAATACTATAAAGGAGCCAACAATCGTGTATTCCACACAAGTTTATTATTATACACCTAGACAAACAGTAGTAGTGTTTGTCGGCACCTCAACCAGGAGATACAATACCGTGTATGCCAAGAATCTAAAATTACATAAGGGAGTTGATAATAAAATACAATTTCAATTCTTGAACCAAGAACAAAAACCAGTTAATATTACCGACAAAGAGATTCTTTGCAGAATTATAAGTGCAGATGGCACCACTGTTTTGTTTCAAAAATTATTAACATTGCAATTGCCTTTGACTGGTCTAGCACTATTAGAAATTAATTCTAGTGATTTAATGGACATAGATGCTCAATTGTGTAGCTATAGTTTAGAAGTTCCTGAGGGAAATTTTGAATACCCAGTATTTGTTGATTCTGAAGCAGGTGGAAGAGGAGTAATACAGATAGTTGATTCCATTCTACCTCCCTTTATTCCTTCACCAACTATAACTATACCTTCACATCCGTTCCCTAATCCTAATGCTAATACTACCGTTACATTCTATAGCAGTGTGGTTGGAACATATGAACAGCCAAAAACTACAATACAATCTTCATATATTGAATATACCGGAAATGTACAGGTTCAAGGATCTACTGTTCCAGACAGCGATTGGTATGACATAGGATCCATAACGACATACACTGACAGTACAACCACAGTTGGTCAAACAATTGATGGCTACCATCCTTATATAAGACTGAAATTTATGAGTACTGCCGGAAACGTGGATTCTATTCTATTTAGGTAAACCATACGTATTGTAATATACTAAAACTTATGTTATCATAAGACTATGTTCGATATCATAAGTCTTATTCCGGGTAAGAAGAAAATAACAAATAGCGGTTGGCACAGCTTCAACGCTATTTGTTGTAGTCACCGCGGGCACAAACCAGACAAAAGAAGTAGAGGCGGACTCAAATTTGACGGTCAGTACAATTGGGTCATGCATTGCTTCAACTGTAACTATAGCTGTAGTTTTACGTTGGGCAAAACAATCCATAATAAAACTAGGCAATTCTTAACTTGGTGCGGTGCAGACCAAGAACAAATACAACGATGGTCATTAGAAAGCCTACAGCATAAAGACTTACTAGATTTTACATCCTCACGTAAGATACATAAAATAAGTTTCAAAACAAAATCATTACCAGAAGGTAGTGAGTTAGTTGACGAAATGAACCCAAGTCATAAAAAATACGTAGACTATATACAGTCTAGAGATATGACGGTTAAAGATTATCCATTCTATTGCACGCCTAACGGTATGGGAAGATATCGTAACAGAGTTATCATTCCTTATTTTTACAAAGAAAAAATAGTAGGCAATACTAGTAGATTCATGGATACTATGATTCCAAAGTATCTCAATGACCAACAACAAGGGTACGTGTTTAACATAGACAAACAACAACCTAATTGGCAAGTATGTATTGCCACTGAAGGTATCTTTGACGCATTGAGTATTGATGGTGTCGCATTAATGCACGATGACATTAGTGTAGAACAAGCGCAACTACTAGCACAGTTGAATAGAAGAATCATAGTAGTTCCCGATCACGATAAATCTGGATTAGCTTTATGTGATAAGGCATTGGAATTAGGATATAGTGTTAGCCTCCCCAATTGGGACAAAGGCATCAAAGATGTTAACGATGCTGTTAAAGCATATGGTAAGTTATCCACTGTACTAAGTATATTACAAAATGCTACAATGTCAAAGATAAAAATAGAATTACAAAGGAAGAAGATTGGTAAAGAAAACGGATTCTAATCAAATAGAATATACACAAGATGTGCAGAAGTTGTTTCTGCGTATGATGTTAACCGACGCGGAGTTGTATACCCGTGTTATGAACATTATGAACAGTGAAAACTTTGATAAGTCATTGAGATCAGTGGCTGAACTATTCAAAGACCACACAGACAAGTATAAAGTTTTGCCTGACGCTACGCAAATTAAAGCGATGACAGGTGTTGACATTGAGCCTATTCCTGAATTGAACGAAGGACACAATGAATGGTTCCTAGCAGAATTTGAGAAGTTTACAAAAAGACAAGAACTAGAACGAGCAATTCTTAAGGCAGCAGACTTGTTAGAAAAGGGTGAATATGGCCCTGTAGAAAAGTTAATCAAAGACGCAGTACAAATCAGTCTACAAAAAGACATGGGTACAGATTACTTTGCTGACCCTAAAAGTCGTATTCACAAATATTTCAATGCAGGGGGACAAGTATCAACAGGCTGGCCACAACTGGACAAACTATTGTATGGTGGATTCAGTCGTGGTGAACTAAACATCTTTGCAGGTGGCTCAGGTTCAGGCAAATCTTTGGTTATGATGAACATCGCATTGAATTGGTTACAGATGGGACTCAGTGGTGTTTATATTTCATTGGAACTGTCAGAAGAACTAACTAGTTTGCGTACTGATGCTATGTTGACCAGTATGAGCACAAGAGATATTCGTAAGGACATTGATACTACTGAACTCAGAGTTAAAATGATTGCTAAAAAAGCAGGTAAGTATCGTGTCAAGGGAATGCCAGCACAGAGCAACGTGAATGATATTCGTTCATATCTGAAAGAAGTGCAGATTCAGACAGGTATCAAAATTGACTTTGTTATGATTGACTATTTGGATCTAGTAATGCCAGTAAGTGTCAAGGTCAATCCTAACGACCAGTTTATTAAAGACAAATATGTATCAGAAGAATTGCGTAATTTAGCGAAAGAATTAGGAATTCTCATGGTTACTGCTAGTCAGTTGAACCGTTCAGCAGTGGAAGAAATTGAATTCGATCATAGTCACATTGCAGGTGGTATTTCAAAGATTAACACAGCAGATAACGTGTTTGGTATCTTTACAAGTCGTAGTATGCGTGAGCGTGGGAAGTATCAGATTCAATGCATGAAATCACGTAGTTCTACGGGCGTAGGTCAGAAAATTGACTTAGAATATAACATAGAAACCATGCGTATTACTGACGAGGATCCTGATGGATATGCGGATCAGCAAGCAAAATATAGCCCAAAACCCAGTCCTAACGATATAATGAGTAGATTAAAGACGCAATCGACAGTAAACGATCAGGTAGACGAAGTGGTTGAACCTGAAGTTAAGCGGGTAGTAGCAGATGTACAAGGCTCAAAACTCAAGGCTTTGCTAAACAATCTGAAAAAGTGATAAATACAATTAGGATATATCTACATCATGCAAAGAAAAACTCGCAGTTTGCTGGAAGAATTAGAGGCTATTGGTAATAATCGTGATACCAAACATATCATTGAGAGCCGAGCCCACAATATCATTACTAGTGCTATACACTTGCTAGAAATGATTAATAAGCACTATGATCCAGATCGTGCTCAAATTCTTGAAAAGAAACTATTAAGTGCCATCAAAACACGTGACCAAGGTAGATTTTCCAAGAGTTTGAGGAAAAACGATGAAGCTGAATGAGTTAGGTGTCGGAGACGCTGCTAGAGTAGGGGCCGGCTTAGTTGGCTCTGCCCTTGGATATGATAAGGGTCGTAAAAATGCTGAGAAAATCTTAGCAAGAAATAACTTTGCAAATAATTTCGTAAAGACTGTACTAGCTAATATTAAGGCTCAGGGCGTTGACATTAAGCCAGCGAAATCTGTAGCCAGTACATCTACACCAGCATCCAGTGCGACAGAACCAGCATCTACACCAGCAACAGAACCAACAACATCTGCCGCAACAACACCGGCCACATCTCCTGCTGATGATTTTGCTGCCAGACGTATTGCTAAACAAAAAGCCGCACAAGCAGCATTAGACAAAGCAGGTGGACAGTTTAGCAAAGTAGATATTCAACCCAAAACGCCTGAAGAAATTCGCAAAGAAAAACAGGCTGCAGCCGCCGCTAATCTCAACATGACTCCTAAGTCAATTAGAGGCAATGATGCTGGTGCAAGAGCGAGAGCAGCTTTGGCAGCTAAACGTCCTAGATTAAAAGAAGATTTAAGTAATTTAGAAGAAGCATTGAATAGTGTGTTAGAAGACGGTCCTGGACTTTCTATGGGGGAATTCTTAAAGAATTATATCCCGCAATACATGTCAGGATATGATATCACCCCTTTTGCTAATAAAATAGAACCATTAGTTAGGAAGGTAGCAAACAATCCATCAAAAGCAACACTAAGAGAACTGGGTGGAGTATTGTATGATATTGCTAGCGAATCAGAAAGAAAAGGTTTATATAGCAGAATGGGTGGAAAAACTCCTTCAGCATCAACAGCCGGTGAATTTAGCGAACCAGTTGGAGTTGGTAAAGATATGTTTGTCAAAGGTCCTGATGGTTGGGTAAGTGCAAAAGACAAAAAGACTCCTGCAAACAAAACAGATATTCCAATGCTAGATAAATTACTAGCAGCCGCAAACAAAGCAGGTGGCGTAGCTCCTGAAATGAGTGGTGTAGGTAAATTAGCATTAGACAACGTAAAGCAACTTAACAAAGCGGACCACGCAGATGACTTAGAAGAAATCATTAAAGTTGCATTAAACAAATTGTATGGAATAAGCAAAGAAGAATACACAAAACTATTAGGGCAGATTAAAAAATGAATGAATTTAGAGATTTAGTTACCCTACTAGAAGATATTGTTCTAAATGAAGAACAAGAATTAACTAAGGCTCACGTTGAGCACCCAGAAGATTTAGTATTTCAATCTGGAAGCAGAGGTGCAACTCAGGGTCTAAATGCTATCGTTGATACAGTAAAGAATCCCGGAGTCATTACAATCAAATGGGACGGATATCCTGCATTGATATTTGGTAAAGGATTAGACAAGCGTTTTATTATTGTTGACAAACATATGTTCAACAAAAAAGACGGTTCAGGTAGAGCAGTAACTAGCCCTGAAGCATTTGTTCAATATGACCAAGCACGTGGAATTGATAGAACAAGTCTACATCAGGCTATCAGTAATATATGGCCAGGATTACAAAAATCATATTCAGGTTCTGGATTCTATTGGGGCGACTTGTTATTTTATGAACCATTACAAGAAAAGAATGGACTGTATACTTTCAGACCAAATCCAGGTGGCATTACATATACAGTAGAAGCTAATAGTGATGTAGGGAAACTACTAGCAGGTAAAGTTGGTGGTATCGCAGTTCACCAATATATCCCACCACAAGCTGATAACGTACAATATGCACAGACATTGAACGGTGGTTTAGGAAATCTAAAGAATAACAGCAATGTCGCTATTGTCCCTGCAGTTATGCCAAACATTCCTAAATTAAAGATTACTCAAAAAGATATCCAAGCAGTACAAAAAGTAATCAACAGTAACGCAGCATTGGTGGACCAATTGATTCTACAACCTCCCCCGGGTACAAAGGGTCAGTTCCCATTAATGTTTACAGTCTTTATCAACAAAAAGATTGTAGCAGGAAATTTAGACAATCTAGTAGAAGATTTTTATGAATTCTTCAGAACAAGAAATATGTCTGATAGTATTCGTAATAAATTAACTGAACACTTCCAAGAGAATCAAAAGGGTGTTGTAGCAGCTTTTCAAATCTGGATAGCATTATACAACTTAAAAATGAAGGTTGTGCCTCAGTTAGACAAAGCAGCCGAAGAAAGTCCGGTAAAAGGCTACTTACAAGACGGAACCCAGACACAAGAGGGTTTTGTCAGTCATGGCATTAAATTAGTCAATAGAATGGGCTTTAGTCGCCAAAATTTGGCTGCTAGAGGCTAATTTAAACCAACATTTTTTGCGACCAGGCATAAATAAATGTATGAAGCAGTAGGCTTCAACATTTATAAAGGAAATTTATCATGGCATACACAACCCGCGTTCATGGCGACTATCAACCAGTAGCAAACTACGATGCACCTGACTATACAGTTGGTGCAGTAAATGCAATTACTTCAGCAGCTACAGTACAACCACAAGGTCCAAAGTTAGACTTTTTCACAGTTACAGCTAACGGTGCAATCTCTACAACAGAATTCAATGCTGGTATTCAAGCAATTCAGCAATTGGCTACTGTTTATATGTATGAGTACACAAACACAAGTAACGACACAATCGCACTTGCTGTTTATCCAACAGGAGCTTGGACAACTAGTGCTCTAGTAACAGCATTGGAAGCAGATCCTGGTCCAGCTTGGGCTAATGGTGTTTCAGCAACAACATCTGCTACATTCACAGGTTAATCAATTACTTAACCACAAAGAACCCGAGAATTTCTCGGGTTTTTTTACCTCTATAAATAGTAGATGAGCTACAAAATTAAGTGTCATACACTGTTTAACATCACTCAAACAGGTGTGACAAATAGAAGAAAGATTGAAGGGGATGCGTCTGACTGGCAGTCAAAACGCAATACCCAGTGCAACCTAGACACAATTCTTCAAGTAATTTCATTAAGAGCACAACCTGAAAATGTCACTGTACCTAAAAAGATAGATATAAACTTATCTGAAACTGAGATATTTGGGTTCTTAATTCAATCTACTAATGAAACTGTTCCTGCATGGACCTTTGAATTTGAAATAGCACAACACAGTGTGTTTCAAAATCATCAATCAGAACTAGGTGCATTGTATTATGATTGTGAAGAAGTCCCTATGATAACGAATCTAGGTGAGATTGATTCAGTATCTAACTTCCTAGATTCTAGCCCAGAATTGAGAAATATATATTTTGAAATCACAGAAAATGAAACAATATAACCCTGATGTTCTTATTGACACTAAGATAGCTAAGTGGAACCTAGAAGGAATGATAGATTCTATCGTTTTTCAGGATGAAACGGGATATCAATTATTTGGTAAATATACTATTATTAAAACACATGAGGATTACAATGTATCCAAAATACATACTGATACATTGAAGAAATTCGGTACATTACGTAACGCAGTTACTTGGGTTACTTTTGACAAACGTAACTTAATCGTAGAGGCTAACCGAGTCATTGAATTGGATAAAATCTTAACGGGCACTGAATTTAGCATGAAAGTACACGAACAACTGTCTAAAAAAGCTAAATCAATGGATGATAAACTTATCTATCTCGCAAAGTTAAAGGAAGATAAACTGAAAAGGAAGCAGGTCCTAGAAGAACTTAGTGAGTACGTAAACAACATAAAGAACTGGCAACTCAAGAAATTCAAAGAGCAGGCCTCAAAATAATTTTATTATTGATAAATACATAACTACAGTTTAGGAAAACTATATGAAACTTACAGAATTTAACATGTCAAAAACTTCAATGGCTAAGAAAGCATTAAAGGAGCACTTTAATACTTCTTTCAATATTGAAAAGTTAGGTTTGTTTGAAACAAAAACTATGCTCAACAAAGTTAAGAAACTTATGAGTGAGTCAAAGTCTGATGTTCAAAGACAACAGAACCCAGCTTATTTGAAGCTAATG